ATACGAAGCATGGAGAAATGGTGCAACTATAGAAGAAAAATACATGAAAGATATTATTGAATACGCTGGTAATAATTTAAATAAAGAAAATACTTGGGATGAAGCATTTATAAATGCTGATGCACATGAAAAAAATTACATAAAAGAAATGTTAGAAAAAGGGGAAAATTTAAATACCAATGCAAGAATATGGATATCAACAATACATGCCATAAAAGGCGGCGAAGAGGATAACGTAATTTTATTGTTAGAGCAAGGGGATAAAATAAAGAAGTCTATAAAGAAAAGTATTGACAAACAAGATGAAGAACATCGAGTTTGGTATGTAGCTACTACGAGAGCAAAAAATAATCTTTATAAATTAAAAGCAAAAATAAAAAGGAAAGGATATCAATTATGACAAATAAAAAAATGTTTGAACAAGCATTTCCACAAGAAAGGCAGGTGGGCGGGAATCACTATAAAGAGTTTCGCATTCAACCATATGAATTTATTTCTAAAAACAATCTTAGCTTCTTTCAAGGAAACGTTGTGAAGTACGTTTGTAGGTACTTGTCAAAAAATAAAATAGAAGATCTACAAAAGATAATTCATTATTGTGAATTAGAAATCTTAAAGCTTAAAGATGATAAACATTAAATGTGTTGTTTGTAAAAAGAAAAATATTGTATTCAACTATAGCTATATGTGTAAAAAATGTTATAACAAGAAGAATAAAAAGAAATAATGTATAAACTTTGTTTGATCGACATAACTTTAATTATGGCAATTTGTTTAGCATATTATATCTTAGGAGTATAAAAATGAAAGAACCAAAAATAAGAAGTAAAATATTAAAAGTAACAGATAAGATAACTAGTTGGCATTTTAGATTATTCACTTACGTTGCAAAAAAATCTAAAACAAGTTTGTGGTTTACATTCTTGTTATTATTTTTAGCAGTGTATGAAGTGTTTGAACATTTTGTTATACCCGCTATTTTAATTTGGTGGGCTTTTTAAGTGAAAGTTCCTAAATATCTAGCGCCTACGGAATGGGTACAACCAAACAATTATCCTGATTTAAGACAAGCTGATGAAATAGCGATTGACTTAGAGACCAGGGATCCAAACTTAAAGAGTCTGGGTTCAGGGGCCATTACTGGTAATGGTGAAATCGTTGGTATTGCTGTTGCTGTAGAGGGTTGGTCTGGATATTTTCCAATAGCTCATGGTGAAGGACCTAATATGGATAGAGTTAAAACTCTTTCATGGTTTAAAGATATTTTAGAATCACCCGCTACAAAAATATTTCATAACGCCATGTACGACGTATGTTGGATCAGGGCTCTGGGATATAAAATAAATGGTTTGATTGTAGATACCATGATTGCATGTTCTCTTATTGATGAGAATAGATATTCATACACATTAAATACCTTGTCCTGGAATTTTTTAAACAAAGGTAAGAATGAAACTTTATTAGTACAAGCTGCAAAAGAAAGAGGATTAGATCCTAAAGCAGATATGTGGAAACTACCAGCAATGGAAGTTGGAGCATATGCTGAAAAAGATGCTGAACTAACTTTAGAACTTTGGAATAAGGTAAGTAAAATTTTAGTAGAGGATAATTTAGAAGATATCTTTAATCTTGAGACTGATCTTTTTCCTTGTTTAGTAGATATGAGATTTCTTGGCGTTCGAGTAGACACCGAGAAAGCCAATCAATTAAAAACAGCACTGGCAGTAAAAGAAAAAAACTTATTGCAATCAATAAAAATAGAAACAGGAATAGAGCCTCAGTTATGGGCTGCAAGAAGTATTGCGCAAGTTTTTGATAAATTAAATTTATCTTATGATAAAACTGAGAAATCAAAAGAACCTTCTTTCACTAAAAACTTTTTGAATAACCATAAAAATCCTGTTGTACAAATGATAGCAGAAGCTAGAAAAGTAAACAAGATTAGTACAACCTTTATAGATACCATCTTAAAACATGAGCATAAAGGTAGGATTCATGCGGATATTAATCAAATTAGATCTGATGATGGTGGTACAGTAACGGGAAGATTTAGTTATTCTAATCCAAATTTACAGCAAATACCTGCAAGAGATCCAGAATTAGGACCTATGATTAGATCATTGTTCATACCAGAACAAGGGTGCAAGTGGGGTTGTTTTGATTACTCGCAACAGGAACCAAGGTTAGTTGCACACTACGCATTAAAATTTAAATTACCATCAGTAAATGTAATTGCAGATTCATATGAAAATGATCCAAGTACAGACTTTCATAAGATTGTAGCCGACATGGCTGAGATACCTAGAAGCCAAGCTAAAGTAATTAACTTAGGTTTATTTTATGGAATGGGTAAAGCAAAACTACAAGCAGAGTTAGGCGTTTCAAAAGATAAGGCAGATGAAATATTTGAAAAATATCATTCAAGAGTTCCTTTCGTAAAACAATTAATGAATAGTGTTATGAGCGCCGCACAAAACAAAGGACAAATAAAAACTTTACTTGGCAGACGTTGTAGGTTTCCTAGATGGGAACCAATCTTAAGAGGTTCTGATTGGGGTAAATATGTACCAGCAGAAGATTATGATAGAATGCTAGAGCTACAACAAATGGGTCCTACACTTATAGATGAAGATGGAAAAGATACAGGAAAGAAAAACTATTGGTATCAAAATCCTACAAGAAGAGCTATGACTTACAAAGCTCTAAATAAATTAATTCAAGGATCAGCTGCTGATATGACTAAAAGAGCTATGCTAGAACTATATAAAGAAGGAATAGTTTCTCATATTCAAATACATGATGAATTAGACTTTTCTATAGAATCAGAAGAACATGCTAAAAAAATAAAAGATATTATGGAAAATGCCGTAGACTTAGAAATACCTAATAAAGTGGATTATGAATCAGGTCCTAATTGGGGCGACATAAAATAAATTCTTGACTGAATAAAATTAAGGTCTAAAATACCTCTCTTCGCATATATAAATAGTGCGCTAATCAATAAATAACTTGAATAAATATGAGTTTAAATAAAAAACTATGTACTGATTGTAGTCATGAATGTCATTGTATTGGACAAGGTTTCCATGTTAGTGAAAGCATTTGTGATGCATGTGATTGTTTATTTTGTAATCACGAAATAAACCAAACAAAGGAGAAAAACATGAACTGGATTAAAAAACAGTGGCAAAAATTTATAGATTGGGTTTTTAAAGGCTTCTATAAATAGTTATGTCCAAGATAAATGAAGAGACGGCCGTAAAGACTGATCTGAAAACGATCGGGATGATCATTGCTGGCGCAGGTTTTGCAGTCTATATGTACATTGGTATGACTAATACCATTAATACTTTAGAGACAAGACTTCAGTTAATGGAAGCAGATTTATTAAAGAAGGCAGATCAAATACCTGTTGATAAAGAACAATTTTTTCTTTTGGAATCATTGGCAGAAGATACTGAGAAACAACAAAAGATATTAGAAGAAAACCTACACGTTAAAGTTATGCTTATGCAGGCTGAAAAGGAAATTGAAAAGTTAAAAAAAGATGTTGAAAAGCTTAAAGACGCAACAAGAGATATTCAATTTAGCAATGGCAATGGAAACGGGCATTAACGCAGGGACCTTCCAGGAATATGATTACACTTGCGAAGACTTTGAATGTGAGTGGAAACAAATAACTGAATATTGGAGAATGTAATGAATGCAAGTTTTGTAATAGCACTTTGTCTATTTATTAATGGTCAATTAGTAGAGCATAGAATTCAAAGCTCTATCTCTGATTGCCTCAAACATAAACGTGAAGCAGAGCGAAATATAGGTATGGATAATAAGAAATTTATGTGTGGGGAAGTAGAAGCTGAAATAACAAAAAACGTTGATGGCAGTTTAACCATAGAAAAAATTGTTAAATCAAAGTAATGGAAACTCTAGGTTTAGCTATTGTAATTATGGGTGTTTTAGTATATTTGGCGTTAAATGAGACTAATTAAAAAAATCATCTGCAAAATATTTGGCATCAAACAATGCCAGTGTCCTAATGAAGACTAACTTATTAGTACATAAACATCTGATTGTGCGCGCCGAATCTAAGCGTCCACCGAAAGATGAAGAACACATCGTAGATTGGATGAGAGATTTCGTAGAAAGTATAGGGATGAAAATTTTAATGGGACCATTTGCTAAATACCTAGAAATTCCAGGTAATAGAGGTTTAACAGTTGCAGCGATAATTGAAACTTCACATATTGTAATGCATACTTGGGATGAATTAAATCCTGCAATGATACAATTAGATGTGTATTCTTGCGGTGAATTTGATGAACATGATATTTGTAAAAAGATTGCAAAAGATTTTGAATTGACTAAGATAGAATATAAATATTTAAACAGAGAAACAGGTTTATCCGATATCTCTGGAGGTATATTAAATTATCGAAAATGAAACTTACAGCTAATATCAGTTTAGACGAACTGATAAAGTCACAAGTTGCCGAACGTAAAGGCATAAATAATAATCCATCACCAATGCAAATAGAAAATTTAAAAGCATTGGCTGTGAATATTTTACAACCGATCCGTAGTCATTTTGACAGGCCTCTGATTATAAGTTCTGGATTTCGTTGTGCAGAATTG